GCGACGTTGTCTGGTTGTAGATATATTTGCTGGCGTCAAAGCTGCGGCTGTTCGAATAGCTCTTCTCGATCATGTCTGCGAGAGTATTCGTTTCGTCAGGTCTCTTGAAGCGGTTGGAGAATACGATGGAAAATGCGCTGCGATCCTCGAAGCTCAGCTCAAACTCAATGATGTATGGTGTAACAACGTACGGCCCAACATTCAGGTACACGCCTTTGCCAAGCTCCAGTCCATCTCGGAACGGAGCGAACTCCTGCTCAAACAGGAAGTTCCCAGAATCCACGGTGAACTCATAGGTGGGTGTTGCAAGATCTTTGAGAACTTTGACCGCATAGTCATACAGCTCCATCTGAACGGAGTATTTCTGATAGTCGCTGACATTGCCGGTCAGGAACATTGACCCGGACGCAACGGTAAACCTCATTGTTGTTCCTTCGTTCGTAGTCACACCGGCCACCGTCACAGGGGCAACATTACTTGACAGCCCTGAGTACGTACCGGATATCGTAATGAGACCACTTGAAGCCGTTTTAGTCCCGACGCGGATCGTCCCGGCGTACACGCTCATAACGAATGCACCGTTGTTCTTTGTCTCTACCGTTCCCCTGATAATGTCACATGAGATAGACGTACTGCCGGATAGCGCGAGTGTACCGCCTGCGAGTACAAACATCCGCTTTGAAAACTTACCCGTCAGGTCAACCATAGATATCGACGAACTGCTGATAGCAACGCTCGTATTTGGCACAGAGTAAGATTCACCAGACACAGTAGCATCTACAGTAGACGCGACGAATGTCTTCTCAGTGATATCCTGTTCTGTCATGTAGTTTGACAGTTCCTTATATTCGCTGTCGGTGAAATACTTCTTGATTGACAGCTCGTCAACGATGGCCTTGATCTCATTTGTGTACGATGCCAGTTCTCTTTTTGATGTATCTATCTCATTCTGTTTGGCATCAATCTCAGCCCTCTTGGCCTTGATGTTCGCGTTGATCGTATTCAGCAAATTCTGTTGACTCGCTTTGCCGGCGGCTGTTGTTTCCATAGCCAACGCCTGAATCGTAACGCTCTGCTGATTGATCATTGAGTCAAGCTGACCGTTCAGGTCTGTAAGCTCCGCCTGCTCTGCAAGAACCTTCGCTGTCGTAGAAGCCTGCAAAGCGACAAGACCCTTATAGTACATCTGGTTGCTCAGCACACTGCGCTGCCAGCTATTCCACTTATCAGCGAGATCCCCTTTGATATCACCGTTCGCAATGAAATATGAAAGGTCATATATCCAGTTGGTACCAGTCGGATTGACCGCACGGATATCCAGATTATCTGCGCCATACGGGCTCAGTGCCGTGACAAGCTCGTCGCTTTTCTCGGTTATATCCAGCTTCTCTACCAGATTGTCGAAGTCAAGATAGATGGGCAGGTTAGCTATCCGCTGGTCGCTGTCATAGACATTGATGGTTCTCTCGTATGTATCGAATACGAATACACAACGATATTTCTCAGGCGCACTGTTGTATATGAACTGGAGCAAATAGTTGTCATACCCGTCGAATGTACGATACTTGCCAATCAGTGTCGGTGAGACATATCCGATTCTCCATCCGATCGCGGTCTCTTGAATACGACCAAGCACAGTATCTGTTGGTGACGATGGGTTCCAAAAGTTGAACGTACCTTCCTCAAGGAAGAACTTTTTAGATTCCAGCGTTTTCTCATAGGAGTATCCGGTGACATGCTTGATTTCAGAGATACCGTCAGCGGATGTCTTTGGGTTGATGATTTCATACACGCCATAGTGTTCCGTGTAAATCTGCTTATGACCACACAGATACTTGTATATGGGATTCTCCACGCCGTCGATGACGGCTGGAACATCGAATGAAATCTCACTTGGTTCAGAAAACTTGATGTTCAGTTTGAGTTTGTGTACGCCGGGTATCACGCCGATCACTTTGTCGCTTAGTGTTTTCAGCATCAGCTCTGGCATCTCAGGATTGCCATCCCGGTCGAACTCAATCTTTGAATAGTCGAGATACATCCTGCACCTCCTTACGCTGACACGTTATACAAGAACCTACCGTAGATTGTCAGTGTCCCATTCCCGGTAACAACAAGATTGTTATCTCCATGGACAAGCCTGAAGAACTTCATACAGTCCTTAAACCCATCGTACAGATTGAACTTGTTGTCTTGGTCTTGTATGATTCCATTTCGATTATCAATGTTCACGACAGCGGCGCCGGTAGGTATGTCGCTCAGCAGAAATTCCCTGCCTCCATCATCTGCATTGACAATCTTCAGCTCTGTTGTACCAAATGCAGGGCGGAAAGAAATATACGGCTTAAAATACTCACGGACTGAACCGTTGTTGCGGAACAGGATATTGGTTTCGCCGTTAATAGTGTAGCTCTCCTCAAACGGACACCCGTAGGCATACGGACAATCGCACAGGATATTTGCTTCAAAAGCCACGGGGAGCCAACTGTGTGCGAGAGGAGTCAGCTTGGTGATCAGGCACCGGAACTGAACATGCTCCAAATCCGGCTGGTCGATAGACAGCCATTGATACTGCTGGTGACCTGTCAACCACATGGAAATGTTCTGCAGGTCATACCTGTCCAGCGGGTTCTCCGCGCCGAAGACCAGCTTAAACTCCAGTGGTTTCTGATGATAGTTAACGCCGAAATGTAAAGGCTGGATACGGTTGTTTGTTCGTGTTTCTACGATTGCAGCCTGATTCCCAAAGCTGACATTACCCTGTCCATTCCCGTCATAGTCGTATATCATCAACCCATACATCAGCGATGACTCGCCGTTAAATGAGAATTCATATGAATTAAAAGCCAATCAAACAACCTCCTTCCTTATATGATTGTGGAGGGGAGCATAGCGACTCCCCTCCACTGTGTGGTTATCGTTTGATGTGAAGGTTCGCAAGAACCTCATTGGTGAATTGCCGGTTGATCTCTCTGTGCTGCTTGGCAGTATCTTTGTTTGCCCCATAGATGTAAACATCGCCAAAATGGATAGCCTCGTTCTGGTTGTTCGTTACGGACGGGAGTGGTGCATGTGTTTCATCCGGCCCGCTCTTGAACGTATGGAGCAGACTTGCTATGCCGCCAGACCCGAATGCGGCGCCGAGCTTTTCAGACAGCGCAGTCGTGAAGTCGATCATACGATACAGACCCTTTTGCTTTGGCCCGTCCAGCACAAGCTCCCCCTTCTCCAGGATAGCAGGAACTTCTCTGCGTCCAAGGGGAATCTGTTCGTCAACAAACCCGCCTTCGTGGTAGCAGTTATGCAGTTTCTTACCTACATTAGATGGATTCAATTCATCACGAGAGATCCACCATGTACCGTCTGACCCACGGAATGTTGCGTGTACGCCATACTGATCCAGCTTCGCGGCTTCAACGGCAGCCTGCTTATGCAGCTTATCGTTTGTCTCCTTCGGATTAAGCGTGCTCCACTGAGCCCCGAGCCGCTTCATCCTCCCCACGATAGCCCTCACCATGTCTTCATTCTTGACGTTGGTATCACCCGTGGATGGAGAGACGACTATCGGTTTGTTAGTGCCACCTCCGTCAATACTGTACGAGCCGTTGCTGATACTTGCAAGCTGTGATGTCACACTGGCTATCTCAGCTTTCAACCCGGCAAGCATTGCCTGCACAGATGTACCGTATCGCTGTGCCGCCGCCTCACACTGAGCCCATGCGTCAGTGATTTCAGAGTTCAGCACGCTCCCATACTCATAGTTCCAGTCGATCAGTTCCTGGTAGAGCGTCCTCCAGTTCTGGTTGATATAGCTGATAGCCATATCGTACAGCTTCTGATAAGACGAGATTGTTTCTTCAAGGATAGCGATCTCGTCATCTTTCTGCTTCTCGTATTCCTCCTGCATACTATCCAGGGCGTCCTTTTGCGCGTCACGCGCATAGTCCGCCTGGGTATCTGCAAGCTCCTTCTGGAGGTCAGACATCTCCTCTTCCAGCTTGATCTTCTGTGCCTGTGCGTCACGGCTGTCATCCAGAGACAGGGCATTGATACGCTCCTGAAGTTTCGCAATCTTCTGGATCTGTTCAGCAACCTTGTCCTCATAGTCCGCCTCTTCCTTGGCGGCATCGAGCGCTTCTTTCCGCAGACTGATGATGTCGGCGTATGCCTTCTTCATCTCATTCAGCGCGTCGATCTGCTGCTGGATGCGGTGCTTCAGCATATCCATGACATACTTGATGATGCCATCGACACCATCCTGCATCTGCTCAAGCTCTTTCTTCAGACTCTCCAATGAGGACTTCGCCGAGTCCGCTGTGCGTCCGATGCCGGCTATGGCATTTTTCGCCAGCGACTGGATTGCCTGGATGTTGTGCAGAGCCTCATTTTACTGCTAGTCGCTCATCTCTCCGGCAAGCCGCATCTGCTCAAGCTGTGCATACACAAGACCCCACGTTGCGTTGGTGGCGTTTGTTGTTGCGAAGCACAGCATGTCAAGATTCTCGTTGGATTCTCCGAGAGCGGCAAGCCTCAGCCTCTCGACATACGACATGGCGGTATCAAGAGCAAGCTGTTCTGTCTTCGCAGCGATTACCGCATTGATGCGATCCTCGTTGATGACCAGCAGCCCGTTCTCGTCCTCAAGGTACTGGAGGTACTGTGGGCCGAGGTCATAGATAGCCTGCAGCGAATCAACGGATATAAAACCACCATTTGCTGCATACTCTTCAGCAGCATCGTGCAAGGTCTTATCAACGTCCTGCATCTTGTCCACGAGGTCGGACGATGCCTTCGCCATATCCAACAGGTTATCAACGACCCTATCGCGAACATCATTGATGTCCTTCTCATACTGCCACCACAGCTCACTGAGCTTGGTAATCTCATCGCTGTTTTCGGCGTACCCCCACGCGCGGTATATTTCCGCTTCACTATGGACGGCTTCCTGCATCTGCCGATAGAAGGAAACGATATCGTTGGAATATCCAGAAACACCTTGGATAAAGCCATCGTCCATAGCCTTGTCCATCCGGTTCTCTGTCAGCGTGATAGAGTTCTCATTGGTCTTGATAGCGTTCTCGTGCATAGCTATCATGGTCTCGTAGATTCTGTCACGCACCTCAAGCCATGTAGTAGAACCTTCACGATTTGCCTCGTTCAGATCCTCGATGCTGTTGATCAAACTCTCTGTTTCTTTTCGCAGAGCGTTTGTGGCTTCCTGCATCGACTTGTACTTCCCTTTGGAATCAGCCTGCAGTTCATTGAGGTGTTCCAGGTTACTGATCCACAGCTCGTTCGTGTCAGCGTTATATTCAACGGCGAACCCTAACTCACGGAGATAGTCGATGCTTGACGCAATCGTACCATCCCGCTGGTTGTTAAGATTATGGAGAGCGGCCTGTTCCTCCTTATACGCCTCGATCAACTGCTTCTGCAGTTCGATCTTCTTCTCGTAACTGCCGGCGTCTTCGATCTGCGTCTCAAGGTTCGACACATTCTCTTGGGCTTTGCGGAGCCGTTCAATGGCCTCGCGATATTCGTCGATGGATGCAATATACTCTTCAACCTCAGAAGCATCAGGGGAACTTCCAGATGTATTCTTACCAGTGCTTTCAAAAGTTTTAAGCGGCAAATCTTTCAACGCCTTAAGCGCCGCAATCTGCCCATCGATCTGAGATATTGCTTTTTCGTACGTTGATATATCGAGCTCAACCTGTGTGATGAAATCATCCAGCGA